GTATAGTAACTATAGAAGATGGTGATGAGAATACATTATCAGAATTCAGTGTTACCTTTGCATTTAGTGAATTTTTACCATTACATGGGAAAGAACCTGAAATTATCAAGGAATCGTTTGATCTTAATACTAATACTAATCGGAATGATGTATTCTTAGGAAATAACTTTAATTCAACAATACTTGATTTTAATGCACTTAGTAAATCATTGCCTCAAGATAATGAACCAAAACAAGGTGCTTCAGATACATTTTACGATCCATAATATTATGAATTTGGTTAGTTAAATGAGTTAAATGAATTAAATGAATAAATAGAATTATTAAAAATAGTTAAAACAATTAGAAAATAATTAAATAGAACAAACAGAACTGTTAAAAAACAGTAAAACAGTTAAGGAGAAATAAATTAAATGGCTACTAATAAAATAAATGAGCTTAAAGCAGCAATTGGTGCTGCCGCAAGACCAAATAAATATCAAATTACTTTTTCTGTACCATCAGCCGTTAAGAGCAGTATAGAATCAAAAAATTTAGATGTTCTTTGTAAGGCATCTAGCTTTCCGAGCGTAACAATTGGACAGATTGAGGTATTCAATCAAGGAAGAAAATTAGTTATTCCTGGTGATACATCTTATACTAACACATGGACTTTGACTTTCTATCAGACAGAAGATCATGCTATCCGTAAGGCTATGATAGCCTGGATGAAAGCTGCTGATGATTTCCAGAATAATGTACATAGTACTGAACCAGGTATTGTAATGACTGACCTAACGGTTGAGCAATTAAATTCTGAAGGTAAATCAACAGCAAAATATGTATTCCATAATGCATTTGTTCAAGAGGTTGGTGAAGTCACACTCGGTGATGACCAACAAGACACTGCTATGGAATTTGATGTAACATTTAGTTTCACCGATTGGGTTGTTGAATAATTTAGATTGTTATCATTATTGATTTCGGAATACGATGTCAAAAAAAATAAAAGAACTTACTCCTGAGCAATCATATCAAAAGGTGACAGCTCTTCTTAAAGAAAAAAAGAAGTTAAAGTCTACCGATATGATTCCAGGTAATCTTTTATTTACATTATATGATGCAAAGAATAAAGAAGCTACCTATGATAGAACACCTTTATTTTTGATTTTTAAACGAAATAGTACACATACTTTAGGGCTGAATTTTCATTGGATTCTTCCGAAAATGAGACTAGATTTGATATTTCATATAATACAGATCAATAGGAATAATATTCAAAAAGGTAAGAAACTTCAATTTGATTATGCACAATTGAAGCCGATGTTAAAATCATTTGGATATGCTCCGTGTATAAGAATGTACATAAATAAAAGATTTGCATCTAATGGTGTTGTAATTCCACCCGAAAGATTAGTTGAAATTGCATTACTAAGAACTGAAACATTCACAAAAGGAAAATACTCAGCCGCTCAATTATTTAGGATGGCTAGTTCCAAAAGTGCAAAGAATGCTAGAAAACCTTAATAGTAAAAATATTTTCGGATCAATATAAATAATAATTATGAAACAATTTCTTGTATTATATCAGTTCGCTACAAGAATAAACAAGCTACATGATTATTAATCATGTAATAGTTGATAAAAATGAGTAAATAAATGTTAGATAACAATATAATTGATTTAGCTACAAATTCAAAATATTCTGAATTTTCAACATCAATTAAATCTGAATTGAAAAATAAATTAGCAAGTAACGAAGTATATAAAGAATATTCAAAAGAACTTCTTGAGATACAAGAGTTAAAATCAAAATTTGCTGAAATAAATTCAATAGATTCGATAGGTGAAAAATAATGAGATTAATGTACGATCTTGATTCTCAGCCAGAATTCATTATTAAAGAAGAAATAAATGAATCAACTGGGGTTACCTCTAAAAAATATATGATTAAAGGCACCTTCAGTACTATTGGCGAGAAAAATAGAAACGGAAGAATCTATCCTAGAGAACTTTGGGAAACCGAAATAACAAAATACCAAGAGAATTTTTCATCTGGTTCCATTAATACACTGATGGAATGGGAACATCCAGCAAGAACAAATGTCGATCCGATGGAAGCTGTTGCAAAAATAACAAAATTACAAATCAAAGATCGACATGTAATCGGTGAAGCCATTCTGTTAGATAATCCAAAAGCTAATCAATTAAAATCACTTATAGATAATGGAATCAAAATATCTGTATCTTCACGGGGAGTTGGTTCTGTTAAGAATGGAATAGTTGAGAATTTTAAATTAGTAACATACGATATTGTTTCGGCACCGAGTGATTATAGTGCAACAATGAATGGTTTAATTGAGAATTATCAGTTAAATGAGGGAATAATTGAAGAATTATCTTTTGGATTAGATAATTTTGGAAATATAGTTCCATTATCAGAATCTGATTGTAAATCAGAATGCGAACTATTCAATAAAGAAGATGTTAATGCAGCAATAAAATCAAGATTTGCTGATCTTTTGAATGCATTTAATTCATCGAAACAATATAAATAGGTAAAAACATAGGAGAGTAAAATGAATTTACAAAAACTTTTTGAATCTCTTGATGAAAAAGTTTTTACTCCTGAGTTGAAAGAGTCATTAGAGTCACAATTCAACGAGGCAGTAGAAATGAAGGCGGCATCTATTGCTGACGAGAGAATTGAAGAAGAAATCAATAGTTTGAATGAAAAAGCTGAAAAACATATTGATTTTCTGAATGAAAAAGCCGAAGAATATGTAAAAGTGAAACAACAGGAAATGGTTGATTCATTAGATAAGTATTTGGAGAGAGTAGTTGAAGAATTCGTAAATGATCTAAAAGAGACATTAACAGAATCCGTCAAGTCCGAAAAAGCCGAAATGATCATAGAAGCATTTGATTCCATGCTAATAGCAACCGGTGTTAAAATTTCTGAGATTGTAGAAGCAAAAAATAGTTCTTCTTTAGAGAAGAAATTAGAAGAAAGCATTGAGAAATATGATGCTTTAGTTGAAGAGAATATTAATCTTTCCCAAGAAAATAAGAATCTTATTAAAATGGGATTAATTAATGAAATGAAAGAAGATTTATCTTTAATTGAATCCGAAAAATTCGAAAAATTAGCTAATTTAGTTCAATTCACGAAGGATGAAGAATTTGTTTCTAAATTAGAAACGATTAAAGAGAGTATCAAGGGTTCTGCAGAAGTCAAGGATGAAAAATCAAAAGATGCAGACTTAACCGAAGGACAAGTGAAACCTGTTTGGGCTCACTTAGTCTAATCGATAATTTAATATATAACTTACAGGAGAAAATAAAAAAATGGAAAACATTCAAGCATTACTTGAAAGTTCTAAATATGCTCCATTGTCTGCTTCTGATTCCGCAGCCATGAAGCTTATGCTAGAAAATACTGAAAAAGAGCATGCTAAACTAATCGCCGAAGGTGTACTATCTGGTGATGTTGCTCAATTCACCCCAATCCTTATGCCAATGGTTCGCCGCGTATATCCAGGATTGATTGCTAATGAAATTCTTGGCGTTCAGCCAATGCCAATGCCAACAGGCTTCATTTATGCATTAACAAATCGTTATACTGGTGATGGAATCAATCCAGCTAAACCAGTTGATTCATTAGTTATCGTTGAAGCAGATGAAGCTATCGCTAATGCCGTTTATTCAGAAACTGCTAGCAATGGTAAAGTTCGTTCACTAGTAGCTGCCGGTGATTACAGTGCTGCACCAGGCTATGTTGGTTCATACACTAACGAAGCTGCATTCAAGGTTATTCTTAAGGGTTATACCGGTACATATTCAACAGCTGCTGCTGAACAACTCGGTAAAGACATGAAAGAAGTTGGCTTCAGCATTGCTAAGAAAACAGTCGAAGCTAAATCACGCGCCTTAAAGGGTCAGTACACCGTTGAAATGTATCAAGACCTTAAGGCTCAGCATGGTTTACTAGCTGATGAGGAAATCATGTCTCTGATGTCTTATGAGATGCAAGCTGAAATCGATCGCGAATGTGTTGATTTTGTTAATTCCGTTGCTACTCAACTTCCAGATACAACTTTCACTAAATCTAGTACCGATGGCACAGGTCGTTGGGAAATTGAAAAATACAGACGCGAAGTAATCCGTCTATCCAAGGAAGCCGCTCAGATTGGTATTGATACCAAGCGTGGTCAAGGAAACATCATTCTTTGCTCACCAAAGGTTGCAACAATGTTCGAACAAGTTGGTTCATTCAAGGTTGCTGAGCAATCTTCAGCAGTAACTCAGCCACTTTCTTGTGGTGTTGCTGGCGTATTCGACGGTCGCTTTAAGGTTATCGTTGATCAATACGCAACTTCTGATTATGCAACAGTTCTTTACAAAGGTGCTGACCGTCGTGATGCTATGGGCTTCTTTGCTCCATACGTTCCAATGAGCTTCACCAAGGTTACACATGCTGATTCCGGTCAACCAGCTGTAATTGCGAAGACTAGATATGCTCTAGATACCATCCCAGGTATTTCTTCAGCAAATAGCAACGATCGTGCTGCTCTATATGCTCGTTCATTCGGCATTAACTTTGCAAACACCGTTCTAGCCTAATACACTTTAGGTCCGAATCAAAGGCTCACCTCGGTGAGCCTTTTTTAATCTTTTGAGAATTATAATTGAATAAGAAAATATACCATTTAATTATGCCAGTTAAATTCATATGAATAAAAGATTATTAAAATACAAATGTAGTGATTTCAATTACAATTTATTGAATAATAGTCATTATGTTTCGAGAAAATACAATACGCTTCTATTGAATTACTATTGGAATAGAACGAATAATTATAAGAATACAATCATTTTTTCTAAAAAGAAATGCAAAGCTAATTGGTACAGTATTCTTCAAAAAATAGGAGTATTAGATTATCTTGAATCTAAGAACATAAATACTTCAAAAGAATCGTTAAATCTTTTAACATCAGATTCTAAATGCAAGGAATGCGGAATACCAATTTACGGCAGAACTTTCTGTTCAGTTAAATGCTTAAATCTGTATAAATCAAAAGATGAAACATTCACAAATAAATTAAGTTCTTCACTTAAGAATTATTATTCTGGTTTAAACGAAGCAGAGAAAAAATCTAAGAACAATAAAATAAGTGAGTCAATAAAACGAACTTATAGCAAATATTCTAAAGAAGAATTCAAAAAATTCACAAACACCATTCTAAGAAGAACATCTTTTTCTTCCTTTAGAACAAGATTTGATAATGTTAATTTTCTTTTCGATGAAAATTTTTTTTATTCAAATAGATTTTTACCAGTAGAATGTAAAAAATGTAATTTCAAGTGGGAAATAACAAAAAGTACAACATATTCCAGAACGGAATGCAGTAAGTGCAATCCAAAAAAGAAACACCGAACGCAAACAAGTCTTTTTAGGTACATAAACGAAATTTTACCAGCTAAGGAGAATGCTAGGAATATTATTTCTAATGAAATAGATATATATGTTCCAAGTTTGAACTTTGGAATTGAGTACAATGGATTATTATCTCATTCTTTCGGTCATTCTAAAATTAGCTATTTTAATAAATTCAATATTGATTCTTCATACCATTTGAATAAAACTAACGAATGTGCAGATAAGAATATAGAATTATTTCATATCTTTGAAAATGAATTCTTAGATAGAACGAAAAAAGAAATTTGGTTATCTATGATACTCAGTAAGTTAGGAAGAACTAATAAGATTCATGCAAGAAAATGCACAGTAAGACTGATTTCTTCAGAAGAATCTAAAGAATTTTTAACTAAAAATCATATGCAAGGTTCATCTAAAAGTAATATAAGACTTGGATTATTCTATGAAGAAGCATTAGTTCAAGTTATGACATTTAGAACGCATGAAAAATATGAATGGGAAATTGCAAGATTAGCATCTCTGATTAATTACACCATTGTTGGTGGGGCAAGTAAATTATTGAACTATTTTAAGAAGAACTATTCACCAAATTCCATTCTAAGTTTTGCAAATCGCAGATGGAGTTCTGGGAATCTTTATGAAAAACTTGGATTTAAATTCATTGCGGATACTCCACCTAATTATTTTTACTTTAGAGTTAATGAGAATATTCTGTACCCGAGGGAAAAGTTCCAAAAACACAAGTTAAGGGGAATTCTAGATTCATTTGATGAATCAAGAACTGAAATTGAGAATATGCTTGATAATGGGTACAGAATTATTTATGACTCTGGGAATAAAAAATATGTGAAATATTTTTAATTCAATTCTTCAATTCTTTATCCACATTAAATAAATAGTAAAAAGGAAAAAATAAATGGACGAAAATGAATTTGAAGATAAAGATAGAGATCTAGCCATTGAGGAAAAAACTAAATTAATCAATGATGAAGATGCAGCTAGAGATGCACAGCGAAACATGGCTTGGTTTGCATTATTTGGAATGTTGTTTTATCCATTCGCAGTAATTATATCTACTCTAATCGGATTAGATAATGCAGCAACTGTTCTTGGAAATATTGCTCCAACATATTTCGTTTCAGTTGCTGCTATAGTTGCAGCATTTTATGGTAAAGAAGCATTCGATAAGAAGAACAATTCTAAATAAAGGAAGATAAATGTACGAATACAAATGTATAGTTAAACGAATTATAGATGGTGATACTGTAGATGTAGATATTGATCTTGGGTTCGGTGTTTGGTTGCACGATGAGAGGATCAGATTAAATGGATTAGATACACCGGAATCTAGATCATCAGATCCGGTAGAAAAATTATTTGGTATGATATCTAAGGAACGGGTTAAGAAATTCTTCGAGGATGAAAAAGAAGTAACTATTCTATCTAAAAATTTTGAAAAAGGAAAATTCGGAAGAATCTTAGCTGATTTTACAGTAAAATCAGAAATAAGAACATTATGTGCAATTTTAATATCCGAGGGTTACGCAGTTCCTTATCATGGTCAATCTAAGACTTTAATTGCTGATGAACATTTAGCAAATAGATCAAGATTACTATATGAAGGTATTGTAACACAAGAAGCTATCGACATAGTTAGTAAGGTTTAATCAAAAAAATGAAACAATATTTAGATGCTCTTGAATTTATCATTAATAATGGCACAGATGTTCAAGATAGAACCGGAATAGGCACTAGAAGTGTCTTTGGAATGCAAATGAGATTTAATCTCTACGATGGATTCCCGGCAGTAACAACTAAAAAATTAGCTTGGAAGGCTGTAGTTGGTGAATTACTTTGGTTCTTAGAGGGTTCAGAAGATGAACGAAGATTAGCTGAAATTACATTTGAAGATATCAGAGAGAATCTAATAGATAAAAAAACAATCTGGACAGATAATGCGGATACACAAGGAAAGAATCTTGGATATCCTAATTCACCCGAATCAAAAATGCTAGGACCAATTTATGGTGCTCAATGGAGAAATTTTAACGACGCTTACATCGATCAAATCGAGATTATTTTAGATCAATTAAAGAATGATAAAGATTCAAGACGAATTATTCTATCTGCCTGGAATCCAGCTCAACTAGAAAATATGGCTTTGCCACCATGCCATGTTCTATCACAGTTCAGAGTAATTAATAACAAATTAAGTACTCATTTATATCAACGATCTGCTGACTTTGGTTTAGGTGTGCCTTTTAATATAGCATCTTACAGTTTATTGACTCACATGTTAGCTCAAATTGCTGATTTAGAAGTAGGTGAACTTATATGGTCAGGTGGTGACTGTCACATTTATTTAAACCATATAGAACAAATTAAAGAACAGATTCAACGGGTACCTAAACAACTGCCGTCATTAAAGATGCCGAACTTTAAAAATCTTGAAGAACTGTTAAA